CTTCTTGGCCCTTGCCACGGAGTTCTCTCCTATTCCGGGTTCCTTTGCTGTTTCCGAATCCGGGTTTCGGATAAGACAGGACGACCTGTGTCGTTGGGGTCTTCTTGCGTTCGTTCCTTTCTACCCAACGAGGGGTACGCAAGTCGTCCTGTCCTACCTGAAACCCGGATTCGGAAACAGCAAAGGAACCCGGAATAGGAGAGAACTCCGTGGCAAGGGCCAAGAAGTCACCCAGAGGACGGGCCGCCACTCCGGAGCAGCAGGAGAATCAACTCATTTCGCTCGCAGTCCAGCGAGCCGAGGAGATGCTACTGGACGGCACGGCTCCTCCTTCCATCATCACGCACTACCTCAAGCTCGCCACGAGCCGTGAGCGGTTGGAGCAGGAGCGAATCAAGGCCGAGAACGACATGCTCAAAGCCAAAGCCGACGCTCTGGCGGCCTCAGCACGAGGGGAGGAGGCCTACAAGGAGGTTCTCGAGGCATTCAAGTCCTACGCCGGAGGAGGTGTGGGCCTTGAGTCGGATTCGGACCTTCAGTGAACTCTCTCGCATCGAATCCTTCGAGGAACGGTACGAGTACCTACGTCTCAACCAGGATCCAGGGGATCAGACCTTCGGTTTCGAACGGCATCTGAACCAATCTTTCTACCACTCGACCGAATGGCGTCAAGCAAGGCAGAAGGTTATCCTCAGAGACGACGCATGCGACCTCGGGGTCCCGGGTCACGACATCTACGGTAAGATTCTTGTTCATCACATGAACCCGATTCGGCCCGAGGACCTCGAGGGAGAGTTCAATCCCGACATCCTCGACCCCGAATACCTGGTCTGCGTGCGGCATGACACACACAACGCGATTCACTTCGGCGACGCGAGCCTGTTACCCAAGCCTCTAGTCGAGAGAACGCCGAACGACACGATACCTTGGAGGTGACCGTGGCTGATTCGATATTGAATGACATCAAGAAGGCTCTCGGCATCACCGAGGACTACACGGTTTTCGATCAGGAGATCATTCTCCACACAAACACGGCGCTCATGTTCGCAGAGGAGATCGGTCTCCCCTCGTTCAAGATCACCGGAAAGACAGAGACCTGGGATCAGTACCTCAGTGGCGTCACGAAGAACGTTGAGGCCGTCAAGACGTACCTGTACCTGCAAGTGCGGCTCGTATTCGACCCACCTGCGAACTCTTTCGTCGTGACGGCGATTGAGAAGCAGCTTCAGGAGTACGCCTGGCGTATCAACCTACAGAAGGAGACTCCATGAGTGACCAACTCATGCATTACGGGGTCAAGGGGATGCGCAAAGGGGCTCGGAAGAGCCGTGAGCAGCGGAATGCTGAGCGCCGCGCTAAGTACGAGGCCAAACTAAAGGCTAAGTATGGCGACCACGACATCGCTACGATTGAGGCCGTACTCAAGAAGCGCAAGAAGCAGGCACAGGATGCCAGGAACTGGCGTCTCGCTAACCAGCGCAACCGTCAGCTCACCGCAACCGAGCGTCGAGAGAAGTATTACAACGAGCTCGACACCGGCCAGCTAGGTAAGACCTACGCAACCGATGCAACTCTCGCCGAAGCCGCTCGTAGGTATTACAAGAAGGGGCATAACAAGCGAATGGGTCACTCGGAGCTGATGCATTACGGCGTCAAAGGCATGAAGTGGGGCGTTCGCCGCCGTGCTCGTCGTGACGCCAAGGAATTCACCCAGGCCAAGATGTACTACGGCGAGGGCGCCGGCAATCGGCGGAAGCTGATCAAGGTAACAGTCAAGGCTCGCTCGAAGGATCCGTTCTACAAGAGCGAGTTCGACAAAGCCGTCGCCAAGACCGACATGGGCAAGCGGGCGGCTCAGGCTCGAAGGCAGCGTGGTCGGAAGAACGCCCGCAATTCCGCCGGCAAGACCGTTCGCGGCGTTGGAAACATCGCCACAGGGAACCTCAGCCGGGCTGGAGGCGCCCTGGCTCTCGGTTACATAGGGTACCAGGGGGCTAAGGCCGCTGGGATCGCCCCCACCGAGAAGCAGCTACTCACCAAAGCGGTCAAGGGGGCGAAGAAGATCAAGCGTGTCGTTCAGCACGACGATGTTCTCGCTCACTACGGCATCAAGGGAATGCGCTGGGGAATCCGCAAGTCTCGCATCAAGGGCGCGAAGAGGTGGACTTCCAAAAAGCAGGCCAAAATAGATGGTATGTCCGATGATCAGCTCAGGCGGGTCAACAATCGCCTCCGGCTGGAGAAGGAGTACCGTCAGCTGACCCAGACTCGGATGGAGCGCTACCGCGCCAAGGCGGGGAAGGTGGTCGAGGAGGCCGCAGCCAACACTCTGCAGAACGCACTTCAGAAGAACCTTAAGAAGGCGGCTAGCCTAGGCGGATCGGCCGCTATCAAGGGCGCCAAACGGTTCAAACGGTAGGACTATGACATGACTGACAATCTGTTCTTCATCGACGAGGACGAGGTCCTCGCGCACCACGGCGTCAAAGGCATGAAGTGGGGCGTCCGCAAGCAGCGAGCGGCTTCCGGAGGCGCCGGATCAACTAAGAAGCGCAAGGGGCTCTCCCGCAAACAGAAGGCCGCTATTGCCGGGGTTCTCGGCACTGCGGCTGTCGCTGGCGCTGGGTACTACCTGCACAAGTCGGGCAAGGGCAAGAAGATCGCTGCTCTGGCCAAGAAGCATGGAGCCTCCGCTAAGGATTTTGCTAAGGGCAAGGGACGTAATCTCGGCGCACAGGCTCGAGTCAAGCAGGCCCAGGCCAAGCGGTTCGCTAGGGCTCAGTCTGCCAACGCCAAGGGCGCAGCTGAGAAGTTGAAGACCACCAAGGCCGGCAAGTATGCCGAGGCCACTCGTCTCGCTGCCAATGCAGCCGCATTCAAGACTGGTAACGCGGTCAAAGGCGCCGGCTACAAGGCCAAGAACAAGGCTTGGAAGGTCGGTAATAAGGCACGCAAGGCGGCTGAGGGCGGCGTCGGCGGTGTGAAATCTTCGGCCGGCATGGCAGCCCGTTCGGCCAAGGCTGCGGCTGGTAAGTATAAGTTCGGCAAACAGGCCGCTAAGGCTCCCGGTAAGGCGCTTTCGACTCATGTTGTTCAGCCCGGTAAGGGCGTCGGCTACAGGAAGCTCGCTACCACCGGAACCAAGGTCGTGAGGCCCAAGGGCGCTGCTGCTGACAAGCTCGCCAAACGTGCTGCCCTCGGACTAGGCGTTGGAATAGGCGCTAATGCGGCCGCTGCGGCAGCGGGCGCAGCTATCAACCGAAGGGGCGCTGGCGGCAAGAAGAGCGGAACCTCAAAGAAGCGCCGCCGCTGACCATGTTGTCCAATACCGCTACCCCGCGATATTACGCTGAGTTCAGAGATGATGTCCTCGCAGGTCGGATTCCGATCTGCAAGGAGATCGAGATGGAGATGAACCGGATAGATGATCGGATTCGCAATCCCGGCTTTTATTACGATAGCGACGCTGTGGAGGGGTTCATCCGCTTCGCGGAAGCGGAGATGACTCTTACCGACGGGTCCGATCTTCGACTCCTACCTAGCTTCAAACTCTGGGCGGAACAGATCTTCGGATGGTGGATCTTCACCGAGCGATCAGTCTACGTCCCCAACAAGACGACGGCTGGCGGTCACTTCGAGAAGCGCCGGGTGAAGCAACGCCTCATCAACAAGCAGTACATCATCGTCGCCCGAGGCGGGGCGAAGTCTCTGTATGAAACCCTTCTCCAAGCCTACTTCCTCACGATCGATACGTCGACCACGCACCAGGTGACGACGGCGCCGACGATGAAGCAGGCCGAGGAGGTCATGCAGCCCTTCCGCACCGCCATCACAAGGGCCAAGGGTCCCCTGTTCGATTTCATGACTCAGGGGTCTTTGCAGAACACTACCGGCAGCCGCGCTCTCAGGCAGAAGCTCGTCCCCACCAAGAAGGGGATCGAGAATTTCATGACCAACAGCCTGCTCGAGGTTCGGCCCATGTCGATCGATAAGCTCCAGGGTCTCCGCACTAAGATGAACACGGTGGACGAGTGGCTCTCGGGCGATATTCGTGAAGACGTGGTCGGAGCCATTGAGCAGGGCGCATCCAAGGTCGACGACTGGCTTATCCTGGCCGTGTCCTCAGAGGGTACCGTCAGGAACTCGGCCGGCGACAACATGAAGATGGAGCTCCTCAACATTCTTCGAGGGGAGTACTCGGATCCCCATACTTCCATCTTCTACTACAGGCTCGATGATCTCAAGGAGGTCGGGGATCCGTCGACCTGGCTGAAGGCCCAGCCAAATCTCGGGGCTACTGTCTCTTACGAGACATATCAGCGAGACGTCGAACGAGCGGAGCACGTGCCCGCGGCTAGGAACGACATCCTGGCCAAGAGGTTTGGCATTCCCATGGAGGGGTATACATACTTCTTCACCTACGAAGAGACCCTGCGGCACAACCGTCAGGACTTCTGGGGTATGCCTTGTTCCATCGGCGTCGACCTATCGCAAGGCGATGACTTCACCGCTTTCACATTCTTGTTCCCCCTCAGCCGGGGCAGGTTTGGCGTCAAGACGCGCTGCTACATTTCCGAGCGCACTATGCTGCGCCTTCCAGGAGCCACTCGTCAGAAGTACGAGGAGTTCCTGCAGGAGGGCTCGCTCATGGTGCTCGAGGGTACGGTTCTTGACATGATGAACGTCTACGAAGACCTCGAGGCGTTCATCGCGGACTGCGAGTACGACGTGCGCTGCCTGGGCTTTGACCCATACAACGCCAAGGAGTTCGTGACTCGCTGGGAGAACGAGAACGGACCGTTTGGCATCGAGAAGGTGATCCAGGGAGCCCGGACCGAGTCTGTGCCCCTCGGTGAGATCAAGGACATGGCGGAGGACCGCAAGCTCCTCTTCGACCAGTCCATGATGACCTTCACGATGGGGAACGCCATCACCCTGGAGGACACCAACGGGAACCGCAAGCTCCTGAAGGCCCGACGGGAGAACAAGATCGACTCGGTCGCCGCCCTGATGGACGCCTGGGTTGCTTACAAACTCAACAAGGACATGTTCGACTAGGAGGTGAAGGACATAGGACTGCGAGATAGACTACAGCACGCCTACAACGCCTTCACTGGCAGGGACATCGATCGATCGCACCTCGGTCCGTCCTACTCCGTACGGGCCGACCGGCTCGCTCTCGGATGGACGGCCGACAAGTCGATCATCTCGTCGCTGTTCAACATGATCGCCATCGACGTGTCTGCCACGCCGATCCGACATGTCGACACAGCTCAAAATGGAACGTTTGTTGGCGTTCGGCGGTCAGCCCTGAATGACTGCCTGATGCTGGAGCCCAACATCGACCAGAGCGGCCGAGCCTTCATCCAAGATGCCGTGCTGTCCCTGTTCGACGAGGGCGTCATCGCAATCGTTCCGGTCGAGTCAGACCTGGATCCGAGGACCAACAACAGCTTCGACATCAAGCAACTGCGAGTTGGGCGGATCACCCAGTGGTTCCCCGAGCAGGTCGAGGTGGAGGTCTACAACCAGGCTCGCTCTACCAAGGAGCGGGTGATCCTGCCGAAGCGCACCGTCGCCATCATTGAGAATCCTCTCTATGAGGTGATGAACAAGCCGAACTCGACCCTCAAGCGACTGAGCCGCAAGCTCTCCATGCTGGACCTGGCCGACGAGAAGACGTACACGGGAAAGCTGGACATCATCATCCAGCTCCCCTATGTCGTCAAGACCGAGGCCATGCGCCAGCGGGCGGAGAACCGAATCCAGTCCATCGAGGACCAGCTCGGCAAGGGCGGACATGGGATCGCCTACACCGACGGCTCCGAGAAGATCACTCAGCTGAACCGCCCGGCGGAGAACAACCTGCTCGATCAGATCAAGTTCCTCACCGCCGAGCTCATGAGTCGACTGGGTATTTCGGAGGACGTCTTCAAGGGCACTGCGACGGAGATCGTCTGGACGCACTACTGGAACCGGGCTGTGGAGCCCGTACTCTCGGCGCTCGCCGACGGGATGAGCAAGGCCTTCCTCACGAAGACCGCTCGCACCCAGGGGCAGGCCGTGCAGTACATCCGCGACCCGTTCAAGAACGTCCCGCCGAGCCAGATCGTCACGTCTCTGGACACCATGCTCAGGGATCAGGTCATCACGCCGAATGAGGCCCGTACGAGGATCGGTCTTCCGCCGTCCCCGAACGAGCAGGCGGATCAGTTGCAGAACCCGAACATCAACCCGCAGATGGGTGACACCTCCCTGGACGGCGAGGGGGATATTCCGGACTCCGGTCCTGATGTTCAGTCAGTGCTCAGTATGCCGATGAGCCAAGTCAGAGGAGAAGGATGAAGTTCGACTTCAGTGGCTGGGCCACTAAGAACGACCTGACCTGCTCCGACGGACGCACTATCAAGCATAATGCGTTCAAGGAGAATGACGGCCAGCGCGTGCCGCTTGTATGGCAGCATGGGCACAACGCCGTCGACAACGTTCTCGGGCACGCACTGCTCGAGAATCGCAATGAGGGTGTTTACGCCTACTGCGCTTTCAACGACACTCCCGGCGCCGAGAACGCCAAGGAGCTCGTGAAGCACGGCGACGTCAAGGCTCTCTCGATCTACGCCAACCGCCTCGACCAGCGAGGGGCTGACGTTATTCACGGCAACATCGTCGAGGTTTCCATGGTCCTGTCCGGGGCCAACCCGGGCGCCTTGATTGACAACGTTGCTCTGGAGCACTCGGATGGTTCATGGACCGAGTCCGAGGATGAGGCCGTTATTTACTCAGGCCTTACGCTCTCGCACGATTCCGGAGAAACAACGGAGGACACAGAATCCATGGACGAAGACGAGGTTTACGACGAGGACGACCTCACGGTCGCCGATGTCCTCGAGACCCTCGACGAAGACCAGCGTCTGGCTGTTGCGGCCCTTATCGAGGAGATCAGCGGTGACGTTGATGACGAGGATGAGGACTTCGACGAGGACGAAGGGTTCGATGAGGACTATGACGACGAAGACTACGATGAGGACGCCGAACACGGCGACTTCGGGGGTGATACTCTGATGCATTCCAACATCTTCGAGGGAGACGCTCGTGCCCTTATGGGCCCACACCTCTCTCACGCCGATGAGGAGCAGATCTTCGCTGAGGCTCGTCAGCCCGGCATGACGCTCCGCACCGCGGTCCTGGCTCACGCCGCGGACTACGGTATCAAGAACCCAGAGCTGCTGTTCCCGGACGCCACCAACCTGGACCCGGAGCCCCAGCGCATCATGCGCGAGAACTCTTGGGTTTCCAAGGTTCTCCAGGGCGCCAAGCACTCCCCTTTCTCCCGTGTCAAGACTCAGTGGTCCAACCTTACCGCTGACGACCTGCGGGCCAAGGGGTACGTCAAGGCCAGCCGCAAGAAGGACGTCGTCTACGAGGTCGCCAACCGGAAGACCGAGCCGACGACCGTTTACAACAAGACGAAGATCGACCGGGACGATGTCCTCGACATCACCTCGTTCAACGTCGTTGCCTGGATGCAGCAGAACCTGCGCCTGGCCCTCGAGGAGGAGCTTGCTCGCGCCGTCCTGATCGGTGACGGTCGGGATGTGTCCAACCCCGACAAGATCAAGGAGAGCAACATCCGTCCGATCTGGAAGGATGACGAGCTGTTCTCCCACAAGGTCTTGATCGACAAGGACGCCAAGACCGCCGACATCATCGACGTGGTACGCCGCAGCCGGAAGTTCTACAAGGGCTCCGGTTCTCCGGTCCTGTTCACCACGAACGGGTTCGTCTGCGACATGCTCGAGATCAAGGACCACAACGAGCGCTACATCTACGAGACCCGGCAGGCCGTCGCAAACGCCCTGAACGTCTCGGATGTCATCGAGGTCGAGGTCATGGAGGGCGCCAACCGCGAGGTCGGCGGCAAGAAGCAGAACCTGCTCGGCATCATCGTCAACATGCAGGACTACACCCTGGGTGCGGACAAGGGCGGCGAGACCTCCTTCTTCGAGCAGTTCGACATCGACTTCAACCAGCAGAAGTACCTGCTGGAGGCTCGTTGCTCGGGCTCGCTGACGAAGTACAAGTCCGCGATCGTCATCGAGAAGGCTACGGCCTGATCCGGTCAAAATGGCAAGATTCTTCGGAAGCATAGGTTACGGGCACGCCGTCGAGACATCGCCGGGAGTGTTCGAGGACAAGGTCACGGAGAGGGAGTACTACGGGGACGTCAACCGCTCCCAGAAGCAGTACGACAGCGAGCCGAAGGTTCTCCAGAATCTCCGGCTCAACAACGAGATCTCTATCGTGGCCGACTCCTACGCCGAGGAGAACTTCTTCGCCATCAAGTATGTGAGATGGATGGGGGCGCGCTGGGTCGTCACAAACGTGGAGGTCCGCCGCCCCCGTCTCATCCTCAACCTCGGAGAGGTGTACAATGGCCCAACGCCTTGAGTTCCACCAGAAACTCGTCGAGGCCCTGGGCTCTAGGAACGTCTACTTCCAACCCCCGGAGTCCGTCCAGCTCACCTACCCGTGCATCGTGTACGAACGGAGTCGAGCCGACTCGAAGTTCGGGGACAACACCAACTGGATGTACACGCCGCGCTACTCGGTCACCCTCATCAGCAGGAATCCCGACGAACCGGTGCTAGATGTCCTGGCAGACATGCCTATGTCCACCTTCGAGAGGCACTTCGTCTCGCACAACCTTCATCACGACGTGTTCAACATCTACCAAGGAGTATAGATGGCAGTCCTCACATGGGACGAGACGGGCAAGAAGTTCTATGAGACTGGTGTGGACCGTGGGGTCCTCTTCCCCGTCAACCCCGCCACTGGCACTTACAGCAAGGGCGTCGCCTGGTCGGGTCTCACCAACGTGACTGAGACCCCGTCTGGTGCAGAGCAGACCGACCTGTACGCGGACAACATCAAGTATCTTTCTCTGACCTCGGCGGAGACGTTCGAGGGCAAGATCGAGGCCTACACCTACCCGGACGAGTGGCTCCAGTGTGACGGCTCGGCAATCGTCGACAAGGTCGTCATCGGTCAGCAGGAGCGCTCCTCCTTCGGGCTGGCATACCGCACCATCAAGGGTAACGACCAGCAGAAGAACAACTACGGTTATAAGCTGCACCTTCTGTACGGTTTGGCTGCCTCCCCCTCGGAGCGGTCCTACGGTACGATCAACGACTCCCCTGAGGCGATCACATTCTCGTGGTCCTTCAAGGGCACTCCGGTGAACGTCACCGACCACAAGCCGACATGCGTCGTCACCCTCGACTCCAGCGTCATCGGCAAGAACGGCATGGCCGCTATCGAGAAGCTGATCTGGGGTGACGGCGCTAACGACGCCAAGCTCCCGACCCCCGACGAGGTCATCGCCGCCGTCAAGGCCGCTGGCTGACAACTCCCACGGACCCCGTGATGCGCTCCGGGGTCCGTGGTGACTTCCAGGGAGGAACGAATGCTGACGATTCACGTCGTCGGGGATGAGCTCTACGATGAGGATCGCAACGAGTTCATCAACGGTTTCGAGGGCGACCTCGAGCTTGAGCACAGTCTCGTCGCTCTGTCAAAATGGGAGTCAAAGTGGCACATCCCGTACATCGGCAACGAGAAGCTCACCGAAGAGCAGGTCCTGGACTACATCAAATGCATGACTCTGAATGACGTCGACCCCGTCGTCTACTCACACTTGTCCATGGATAACGTGAAGCGGATCCGAGAGTACATCGAGGACTCGATGACGGCAACCACATTCGTGGAAGCTGAGGGATCCAGCCCCAGCCGAAACACTATCACGTCAGAGCTGGTCTATTACTGGATGGTCGCTCTCCAGATTCCGTTCGAGTGCCAGCACTGGCACCTTCATCGACTTCTCACACTCATTCGAGTGTGTAATGTCAAGAACCAACCCGACAAGAAGATGTCGACCGCCGCCACGCTTCGACAGAATCAGGCTCTGAACGCGGCGAGACGGGCCAAGTACAAGTCAAGAGGTTAACATGCCTGGTGTAACTCCTCTTCTCCACGGTAAAGTTCGAGGAGAGTCCAGTCCGTTCAGCACAGTCTACATCTCCCCAACCAACGGGGTCACGGACGCCTCGATTACTCTGGGGGCGAACCCCGAGTTCGAGCTGGACGTCCCATTCTACGAGGGATCCAAGGCCCTGGTTCGGGTCGTCCGCAAGGATGGTTCCTCGGACCAGAAGACGATCGACCTCAAGGAGTCCATGCCCGAGAAGGTTGTCTGGTTCAACAACCGGGCCGCTGCCGGGTATGGGACATTCGACACCGGCTGGAAGGAGATCACCAGCGGGGAAGGCGCTGGCTCCTACCAGTATCGGGTCATGGCTGGGACAGTCTACGTCCGAATCAAGGGCGACGGCTGGCAGGGGGCCAACTTCAGCGGCCCAATCAACACCGAACGTCGGCTCGCAGACATCCCGGCGGCGTTCCAAGTGAAGACCCGAACCTGTTTCCCGCTCCCGAAGGGCGACGGAACCATTGACGGCTCCACTATCGAGGTTCGCCCCAACAACACGGTAGTCATGTGGATCAAGGCTGAGGGTAACAGGATCGTCCCGACGGTCTTCGCTCCTATCGAGAACTCCAACGGCTGAAAAGGTCAAAATGACTGTATCTCAATACGCAGCATCCTGCGCCAGGTATTACGCTGACGTCGCGGATGTCGGTTACTCGCAGCCAGATCGCTGGACCTTCTATGATCGGTCCGACTGGGATGGTTGGCTCATCAATCCGCCTGCCAACGCCGACTGCTCGGCTCTCGTCGCAGGCTGCTACAACCTCGCGGCTCACCACGAGTGGGGTGAGCCCTTCACTGCCGGCTACTTCCCCCGGTCTACCTGGACCGGGTCCCTTAGGGAGGAGTGCGCTAAGCGCAACTTCGCCGACATCTCTGACTCCTGGACGGGTAACGAGCCCGACGGCGGATTCGAGATCGGCGATATCGTCCTTTCCGAGGCGGCTTCGGGCGGTAAAGGGCACGTCGCCATTGTGACGAGTCTCAATCCGACAACCCTGTCTGAGGCATGGATCGCTGAGGACGGAAGTGATGATGGTTGGATGGGGGACCAGACTGAACAAGAGGTCCGGTCTAAGGAGTACGACGAGCATCCCTATACTCTGTCCGCATCCTGGACACACTGTCTTCGCCGACGAGACAACCACGGCTCTTCGGCACCCTCGCACGCCGAGTCATCCTCCGGAACCCCCATTCAGCAGGCCGTCCTTCGCGCCGCTGATGTTACTGGGTGCCCTTGGTGGGCTGCTCTCGGCTGCCTCAAGGTGGAGACCGGAGAGGAGGGTGCCAACATCTACGGCCACGACGCCGGAGGTGCCTGCTCGGGCTGGGGTGAGGTCACGGAGCACAACTTCAAGAACTACTTCTGGCCCATTGTCTCCGAGTGGGGCACCTCGAACGGCGTCGGCCCACTTCAGGTCACCTACAACGGGTACTTCATCAACGATCCCGACCGAGCCTGGTGGGATCCGCAGAAGTCGGCCGAGGTCGGCTGCTCCATCCTCAAGGGTCTCATCGACGCTGAGGGTGACTCCTACGAGGACCTCCGCCGAGTGGGGTCTCGCTACAACTCTGGGACCATGTATGGGTCCTACGAAGCGTACGGTGTGCCGTTCTCCGACGCATGCCGCTACTGGTACAACAAAGGCCGTCCGTCTCAGGGCACGAGCGACGGCGGAGAGGAACTCGAAGTGTCATACGCAACCGATCTGCTTTCTGAGATCAAGGACCGCCTTGTCGAGGTCTCCGACCAGACGGGTGCCGGCATCGCCGGTCGTCGTTTCGACGGCCCCATCGTTGGTTGGCTGAAGGACATCTCCTACAAGCAGGACCTGATCCTGAAGGCGCTCAACGAGGCCAAGCCGAAGTCTGACGAGGGCAAGTGAGGCCATCGTGCCTTACTGTCACGTCAAAGGAGACATTCCCCCGTTCGCCACACTAACCGTCGATCCCGATGACGGACCCACCTATGTCGACACTGCCGGTGAGAACGGTAAGATCGACGGCATGGTGTGGTTCTTCCGCAGCACTAACGCTCGTCTCTTCCTGGACGACCAGGGGTGGCCCGCCACCAAGACGGTAACTCTGAGCGAGGACAACGTCGTCGACGTCACCATCAAGACTAACCGTCCTGCTGGCGGCGGAGGTGGGGGTAACGGGAACGTCATGATCCTCGGACGTGAGGAGCAGGTTCCCGCGGGCACTCCTCCGAACACGGTCATCGTACGAAAGGTCTAATCATGGCATCCCACCTGAAGGGTATCGCGGTCTCCAAGAACCAGGACGAGAAACTCACTGTTCCGTCGGCGGTTGGAGACTGGGCGCTGCTCGTAGTGGGTGGCCAACTCAACTACATGCGGGACTGCACACCTGCTGGTTGGACGGGAAAGTACGCCCAGGGCGAGGACATCCGGTCTTGCACTGTAGCCGTCAAAATGGTTGCAAATCCTGCCGACACCCAAGATATTGTGTGGAAGTCCCCGGATCCGAAGCATAACGGACGGCACGTCGCGGTCCTCATGGTATTCGACGGGACCAAGGTCAAGAGCCTTGTCCCTCGTGTACCTGGAGGAAGCGCCGACGGCTGGAAGGACGGACCATTCCCCCAGATCACAGGGTTCGTGCAGCATGATGTAAACACCGCCCCGGTGGCAACTTTCCCGCCCAACGTCGAGTCCCTGACTAATGGCGCCTGGGGCAAGGACTCAAAGCTGCCCTGGTCATCGATCGTCGTTGGGTATGCTCAGTCGGCATACGTTCCGCCGAGGGAAGTCGGTGTGCGTTCCCTCTTCGGCGTTGACGTCCAGCTTAAGGAGCAGAACGACTCGCTTGATCCTACACTCGCCGACGGATCCAGGATTGGCGTCAACATATGGGACGGGACTCGGGAGACCCCGACGCTCACGATGCGCGCAATCCCCGAGGGAGCCAAGACGATTAGGGAGCTCCTTGCGATTCCGCATTTCATCGTGGGCCATCGGGGTGGCTCGCAGTCCTGGCCCGAGCACACGGAGATCGGGTACACCCAGGCGGTCGACTATCACGCTCATGCGCTAGAGTTCTCTGCCGCTCGTAGCAAGGACGGTGTCTGGTTCGGGTGTCACGACAAGAGTCTGTCGCGTCTCGTTCCGGCCCTGACCAAGAACGCGGACGAGTACACCTGGGCCGAGATCAAGGCCGCGGCATCGAAGACCCAGTACATGCCGGCGACGATCGATTGGTTGATGGATACGTACTCCAAAAGTCACGTCATCGTCTTCGATCCGAAGCATAAACTCGGTGAGTGGCAGGCCGTTTGCGACATGTTCAAGGGCATGGAGCAGAAGGTCATACTCAAGTCGTACGGGGACTCCAAGTGGGCGTTCGACGGGATGCGAGCACGCGGCTTCAAGACCTGGGGGTATGCGTATGCCTCAGACACAACCAAGGAATGGTATCCGAACTTCCTCGCGGGGAAGGTCTGCGATATTCTGTCCATGGAGTTCAACGCGCCACAGACAACGTGGGACGCCCTGAAGGCCTCAGGTCTTCCAACGGTTGCTCATATTCCGGCTGACGCCGAGCAACTCAAGACGGGATGGTCTCGAGGAGCCATGGGCGCCATCGTGTCAGGTATCGCGGCCGCCTGTGAGAGGGCCGCATGAGTCCGGCGTTCACGCTGGAGATGGATTCGAGGATGGACACGGGAAAGTGGCTCGAGAGACTGAAAGAGGGCCGCTTCTTCGATTTCCTCGACGACTGCGGACAGGCCGGGGTGGCTGCACTAGCTGCCGCTACTCCGGTCAGGTCCGGTTATACGGCATCTAGCTGGTCTTACGAGATTAAGCGGAGCCGCAATCGAGTCTCGCTGGTCTGGAACAACTCCCACGTGGAGCAGGGTGTCCCGATCGCAGTCATATTGCAATACGGGCATGGCACCAGGACCGGTGGCTATGTCCAGGGCGTGGATTATATAAATCCGGCGCTCAGGCCTATATTCGACAGCATCGTCAAGCAGCTTGAAAGCGCGGTGAGAGGCTAGTGGCGTCAATCGAGGAGCGGGTAGTCGCTCTTAAGTTCAACAACGGCCAATTCATGAACGGGGTTCAGGACTCTCTCAACGGAGTCAAGAAGCTCGAGGAGGGATTGGCATTCCGAGGCGGCGTTGAGGGGATCAATCAGGTCTCTGCGGCCGCCAAGAACCTTAATTTCTCGGAGGCCCAGGCGGGTATTGCCGAGACTACGAGCAAATTCTCGGCTCTCCAGTCGATTGCCTTCGGCGCACTCGCCAGCATCGGTGGAAAGATCGCAGAAGTCGGCTCCTCGATGCTCTCGAGCTTCACGGTTCAGCCTCTTATCGACGGTATGAAGGAGTACGAGCTTCAGCTCAACTCCGTTCAGACCATTCTCGCCAACACTGCCCAGAAGGGCGAGACGATCCAGACCGTTAACGCGGCTCTGGACCAGCTGAACACTTACGCGGACCAGACCATCTATAACTTCGGTGAGATGACGTCCAACATCGGTAAGTTCACCGCTGCTGGTATTGGGCTGGACGACTCGGTCGCGTCGATTAAGGGTCTGGCAAACTGGGCCGCCGTCGCTGGTGCCAACTCCGAGGCCACCTCGAGGGCTATGTACCAGCTTTCGCAGGCTATGGCCGCGGGAACAGTTAAGCTTCAGGACTGGATGTCCCTGGAGAACGCCGGTATCGCTACCAAGCAGTTCCAGGACCAGCTGATCCAGACTGCCAAGATCCACGGCAAGAACGTCGACGAGATGATCGCCAAGAATGGTTCGTTCAGACTCTCCCTGCAAGAGGGCTGGCTGGACCAGGAGATCATGATGGAGACTCTGAAGCAGATGGCTGGTGAGTACTCCGACGAGCAACTTCTCTCCATGGGTTACACCGAGGAGCAGATCGCTCAGATCCAGGAACTGGCCAAGACTGGTATGTCGGCGGCTCAGGACATCAAGACGTTCTCGCAGTTGATGGGCGTTATCGGCGAGGAGCTCGGTTCGTCCTGGTCTCAGTCATTCCGAATCATCTTCGGTGACTTTGAGCAGGCCAAGGAGCTGTGGACCAAGGTCGGTGCGTTCCTCACAGGACCGAGTGGCGTCATCACCCAGATGGGCAACGCCAGGAACGCCCTTCTCCAGGGATGGGCAGACCTCGGCGGTAGGGAGAGGATTCTTGAGGGTCTCGCTTCCCTGTTCCACGCCATGTGGGATCCGTTGCAGCGCATCGGTCAGGCGTTCTCGCAGGTCTTCAGTGGGCCATCCGCCGAGGGTCTGTACGCGATGTCCGAGGCGTTCGCTAACTTCATGGCTAAGTTGGTCCCCAGCGAGTCCACGGTCGAGTCGATCGGCAACTACTTCGAGTCGTTCTTCCGAATCGTCAAAATAGGTGTACTAGTCCTCACCGACTTCGGCAAGATAATCGGATGGATCGCCGGCGGAGCGCTCAAGGGACTGGGCGCCATCATTTCCAACCTTCGTGGCCACACCGCGGGTTGGTCTTGGAGTCTCCTGGAGAGCGTCGAGGCCGTTCAGAGTTGGTACGAAAGCCTGAATGTCGCCGAGAACGTTATCAAGGCCCTCATATGGACGGGCCACGGTCTGAAGCGCATCTGGAACAACTTCTCCGAGGGGTTCCACGACGAAATCACGCCCAGTCTCAGGCGCCTCAAGGAGGCCTTGGACGGTCTGTGGGAGGCTCTGAAGACTGCGGGCTCCAGCATCAAGGAGTCCATCGTCGCTCCCTTCCGGGAGCTCAAGGAGAGCGCCCAGGAGGTCGGCGAGGCGCTTGGTATCACCAGTGACTCCACCGAGGAAGCCGGTGATACGGCCGAGGCGAACGAGTCCAAGTTCACCAAGCTCAAGAACAAGATTGTCGAGCTGTTCGAGTCTGCCTACAAGAAGTCATATTTCTGGGGGCAGCACCTGGCCGACCATCTTATTCCGGCGATCGACAAGCTCACCAGTTTCATCGTCTGGCTGACTGAGTGCATCAACAAGCAGGCCATCGTCGTCAGCGACTGGTTGACTCCTAAGATGGAGCGACTGGCCGCACTTTACGATGAGGTGTCCACCAAGTTCAGCGAGTGGGCCGAGGCCATGCAGAACGGGCCCGATATTGCTTGGCTGTCGTCCCTTGGCGGTATTCTTTCGTCGTTTGGAGCTGGTGTCTGGGGCGTCCTCAAGAATCTGGCAACTCTGAACTTCGACTTCGACACCAAACCGTTCAAGAAGGCGTTCAGCGACCTCAAGACTCTTATGGGTGAGTACGCTGAGTCTGTCCAGTACGGCTGGAGTACTACCAAGGACTTCATCGCCAACCTTGAGCTCAAGGACAAGGCTACGTCCGGGTGGCATAACTTCGTCAAGCTTATCCACGGCATCGGCAAGGTTCTGTCCACCGTCGGCCACTACGCCGTCATCGCCGCCAAGGCTCTCATCGAGCCGTTCAAGGGCGCATTTGCTGAGCTTAAGAACATGGCCGACAACGGCGACTACGGGGGCATATTCGACGCCATCCTCAAGACAGGCGCTCTGGTTACATTCCTTGCAATTGCCCGGAATGTTATCAACACCTTCAAGGAGTGGGGCAAAGCCGGATCCAACTTCGCTGGAATTCTCGGCAGTGTCAAGGACGTCATCGACGGGTTCAAGGAATCGATGGAGGCTACGACCGCCAAGGTCAAGGCCACCACTGTCCTTATTCTCGCCGGAGCCGTTCTCGTTCTGGCCGCTGCGCTCTGGGTCGTCGCCCAGATCCCGGCAGGCAAGATTGTGGCCGCTGGTGCAGCTCTATATTTCATGTTCAACATGCTGAAGAAGGCGGAGGACGAGCTGTCCAGCGCCGGTGAAGGCAAGGACACGAAGGGGCTCGCTAAGCGAATGCTGGCGCTGGTCGTATTGGCCGGAGTCGCACTCCTACTGGGCAAGGCGCTGAACAACATCGGCACTATGGACTGGGATGATATTCTCAAGGGGACTCTTGGGCTCTTCGCAGTCATAAAGATGCTGATGATGGTGGCCGATACGACTACCAAGAAGAACAAGGATATCCTGGCGTTCGCTCTCACGGCGATTCCGCTGGGCATCGGTGTTATGCTCCTTGCCTATGCAGTCAAGCCGCTTGGTGAGATGAGTCTGTCGGACCTGACACAGGGTGTTCTGGCACTTGGTCTTATCATGAAGATGATGACCATGATGTCCCAGATGGGCACGGTCAAGATCAAGAAGGCCTCGGCATTCGCATTCCTTGCGCTGGCATTTACCATGCGACAAATTGCGAAAGTCCTAACCGAGATCGGTGAGTTGTCTTGGGGCGACACAATCAAGGGCATCATCGCCATGGATATTTGTCTGGCGTCCTTGACGTTCACTGTCGAAAGACTCGGCAGCGACAAGCTCTCAGGCGGAAAGTCTCTTGTCGGGGCTCTAACGATCCTTGTCCTGGCGGCGACGCTCAAACTCATCGCCAGCGATATTGAGAGCTTCGCCTCCATGCCATGGGGCGACTATCTCAAGGGCTTGGTCATGATGTCAGCAGCTCTGGCCGTTCTCGTGGGGATCAGCTCCATCGGCGGCGGAAGCCTCGCTGGTGCGGCGGGTCTCTTCGTGACGGTAGCGGCGCTTGCTCTCCTAGCACCTGTAATGAGGATGCTAGGCGAGATGGACTGGGCCACGGCGGGCAAGGGTATCGCCATCATGGCCCTGGGGTTGGCCGCTCTTGTGGCTGTCGGATATGTTGCTGAGTTTGCCGCGGTCGGTCTCCTTGCACTGGGCGGCGCTATCCTTATGATCGGGATGGGCGTTGGTCTAGCGACCGAGGGTATCGCCAAGCTGGTTGATGCCATCGCGAACCTGTCGACCTCGGGTGCCGATGGTGTCCAGACATTCCTCGCGGCCGTCGATGGCTTCATTGAGAGAATGCCTGCGATGGGTACGGCGCTCGGCGAGGGCTTCATCAACTTCATGCAGGTCCTCATCGACAATTCGGGCACCATCGTCGAGTACCTCAAGCTTATCCTGACGTCTGGCGCTCAGGCTATGATTGAGTCTATCCCGACGTTCGTTCAGCTCATGACCACGATCCTCCTGGCGATCATCCAGGTCATATACGACAACGCCCAGGCTCTGATCGACTGCGCCATATTCTTGATCCTGACCTTGTCGCAGGCTCTCATTGACAATATGCCGCAGTTGGTCCAGAGAGGCTCTGATGTGCTCATATCCTTCTTGGATGGGCTGAGTCAGAAGATCCCCGAGATCGGGACGAAGGCTACGGACTGTATCGTGGCGTTCATCACCAGTCTCGGCGACGAGATGCCACGAATCACTGATGCAGCGGCCAAGACCGTCATCAAGTTCATCAACGGGCTTGCTGACGCAATCGAGAACAACTCCGAAGCGATGGCTCAGGCGGGTGTTCGACTCATCAGTGCCATCACTAGGGGCATCAGCACCGGCATCAAGACTCTCGTATCTACGGGGGTCTCGCAGATGAAGGACGCTGGTATCCAGCTGGTCAACGGCCTCAAGAACGCGATCACCAGCAAACTCTCCTCTATCGCCAGTGCGGTTACGAGTATGGGTAGCACCGTTGTTTCGAAGGTCAAAGCAGCATTCGGCATTCACTCTCCTTCGAGGGTGATGTACGAGATCGGCGATTTCTTGATGCAGGGTCTTGCAAACGGCATCACCGATAACACTGAGCAGGGGATCGCGGCTGCCAGCACCATGGCCACCGACACTGTCGATGCGCTCTCCAAGGGCTTCGGTAACACGAAGGATATTTGGAACAACGCATTTGGCGAGAATGCTGATCCGACGATCAAGCCGGTTCTAGACCTCTCGCAGGTTGAGGAGCAGGCGGGTCGTCTCGACGAAATCCTCCCCAAGGAGGATATCGCTGGCACTCTCACGACGACGGCGACTGCACAGCTTGCCGGACGAGTCGTCACTAGCACTCCTGTGAAGTCGAATGACACTGCCGCCAGCGAGACGTACAACCAGGGCACAAGTCTCGTGTTCAACCAGTACAACAACTCGCCGAAGGCGCTGTCCGAGGCGGAGATCTACCGCCAGACTCGCAACCAGATCGAGCAGGTGAAGGGAGCCATGTACGAGCTATGATTGAGTCAATCGAGTTTCTTACGTACCGGCAGCAACGCGTTGTTCTGCCCCTGAGGGATCCTTGGGGGATAGGCGTGGCTGTCAAATCCGTTGACGGCCTGTCGGCTACGAAGGCCTCGATCAACACGACTGAACTGGCTCTTACGGATGTGGCTATATTCAACGGCGCGAGGGCGGGAATGAGGAATCTCAAGATCAAACTCGCGCCGTTGCCCATGCCCGATATCGAGACCAGCAGGCAACGCATATACTCCTGGTTCCAGATCAAGCAGCTCATGACTGTGTATATCAACACAGACAAGCGCCGGGTCAAGACTGAGGGGTACGTCGAGACGGTTGAGGCGGACATATTCTCGAAGGAACAGGAGATCAACATCTCCATTCTATGTCCAGATGCTTACTGGCATGACGCGGACGCCACCATCGACAAGAACCTCGAATGGTCCAGGGAGATCCCCTCTTTCGAGTTCGACTTCATGGACCAGCCGTCCCCGTCGCTGGAGTTCAGCAAGGACCGCGGTTTATTGTCCGCCACGATCGACTATGAGGGTGACGTGGAGACCGGGTTTACCATGGTATTCACTTTCCGCCCAGGAGCTAAACTTCCGATCACGGTGACCGAGACATTCTCCGGCGATCAGTTCAAACTCACCGGGGCATTTCTCGACAAGACCTACTACAAGGTCGATCCAATCGTGGGCGGCGACATCGTGACAGTCAATTCTAGGACAGGCCGCAAGTCCATCATTCGAAATCGGGGCGGTCGCAAGGACAAGTTCATAGCGGCATTGGATCGTAACTCGGACTGGCTCAAGCTTAGGCCTGGCGTCAACGAGTTCCAGATCGCCATGAATGATCCGAATCTCACGGACGTGTATTTCTCGACCGACGTTCTCTTCCAGGGGGTGTGATGTGTATCTTGCGGTTTTTGATGAAGCCATGATCCTCCAGCATATCTGCGAGGACTACAAGTCCATCATCTGGACTGAGAGGTTCCACGGCTTCGGCGATTTCAAGCTCACCGTCCCCGGAACCCTGGAGAATCTGCAGATCTATCAACTCGACTACTACTTGTATACCACGGGCACAAACAAGCTCATGATCATCGAGCAGGTCGAGCTCAATACGGAGTACAGCAAACAGTCGCTGTTGACGGTCAGCGGACGCAGTCTTGAGTCTATATTGGACCGACGCGTCATGCATCCCTATCCGATGTGGGACGGCACGCTTCTATGCAAGCACGAGCGAACCCGCGGTAGGGTTAAGGACGTCATCAAGAATTACACCAATTTGCTGTTCAAACAGCGGGACTTCATTGACACGTCGCACGAGCGTCATGTCCAAGGCTTCGGATGGTATTCGGTCGACGAATTGCC